TTCAGCAGTTGGAATTAAAGAATTAAATTCTAGAGTATCTTTAGCTAATGTAAGAGGATCTATTGATCCCTTATTAGATAAGGTACAAGATGATAGTACTGCTTTAAAGTATATACAGCAAATTCTTTTAACAGAAAAAATATCTCCTTTAGCTAAATCTTATTTGCAAGAAGCACACAATTTTAATGAAGCTGATCTTTTACGAATACAAAATATCAAAGAAGATACAAATGCAAGAGCAGAAGATATTAAAGTTTATGCAGGTGAAGTGTCAGTTAAATCAGGAGTGGCTGCTTCTTTAGAAGTTAAAAGAGGTCAGGAATCTAAAGCAAATGCCTTTGCTACAAATTTTAAAAGTGGAAATATTTTAGAAAATACTAAAGCAACAAGAGATGATTTTACAAATTTTATAAATAAAGAATTAGATATTGATTTGACAATAGATAATCTTGCAAGGTTTGATAAAGATCAAACAGAAAATTTAATGAAAATATTAAGTTTACCAAATGTCAATATTCTTCCAACCCCAATCTATGAAGCTTTTACAAATGATAAAATTATGACTAGATATGGTAGTCAAACACCTGATGTTCAAAAAAAAATAGCAGCAAAGTTTTTAAATCTTTTTAATAATACTGCATTTAATATTGGAAAAACTGATAAAAATAGGGGTGATCCAATCCCAAAGTTAGAAATTAGTGATGATGATTATAAAAGATTTGATATGATAAATTTTTATTCAAGAATTACTGGTGATCCACTTCATGCTTTTAACATGGCAGGTCAAACAAGTGCAGGTGATGCTGATATTGATGTTAATGTTTTGAATACTGGTATTTCATTTGGCTATACAGTTGGCAAACCTAATAGATCAAATCCAAATTTAGTTGCTGATGCTAATGATGTAGTGTTTCAATTTTTGTCTGAAACAGAAATACCTGCACCACTTCATAAAAAGTTTGCATCTTATGTAAGGCTTATGTTGAATCACAAACAAGTTAAAGGTCCTGACGGAAAAGAAACTGGTTTTACTAAAGAAGCAGCAATTGGATCATTAAATGAAACTTATAAAAAACTATATGTAGAAGATGAAATGGTTTACGATATATATAGTAATGATACAAAAACTCCAACATTTTTATCCCCTAAAAGGAAATATCCTAACGAGTATCACCATAGTAAGTTTGTTAGTTTTGTAAACAAAATTATAGGAACAGACACAGTATATGAAGGATTAGGTGAAGATGTTTTTCTTTTACCTGATTTTAGAAACACATCAACAAATACTAATTATTATACATTAGTAGACGGAAATGGAACACCTATTACAAGTAAAGCAGGTAATTTAATTGAAATAGATACTACTAAAGTAGATAAAGAACTTGTTGTAGAAACATTAGCATTTAATAAAAAAACCCTTAATTCTGAATTTGGCTCAAAATTAGAACAAGCAATAACTACTGCAGCTAAAAAAAATAATACTTCTGTTGCTGCAATTTATAAAATGCTTGATGATTTTAAAATTAATAAAAATAATATTTATACAAATACTGCAACAGCAGAATTATTTACAAATCAAGATACTTTTCAAACAAGACCTTTTGGATTTGATTTAGCAATAAATGATTTAGTTGCATTTAATCATGCAAAAAAACTTTATCATTCTCCTACTGGTGCAGACATGATGGAAGAATCTTTAGTTGGAATACCAAGTGAAGCAAAAAAACAATTTAAAAAATCTATGAAAACAAATTTAGATTTTACACAAAACATTGCAAGTACAGACTTAACTAAAGAAAAACAAAGACTTGCAAAAATAGCACAAGAAGAATTAAATGCTGAAGTAGATAGTTTTGAAAATTACAAAGAACCTGCCATTCCTTTTGAAGCTATTGAAGAATTTAATAAAGGTATGAGGTCATATATGAGAGGAACAAAAGATGCTGTTGCTTCCCCAAATGACGGAGATCCTTTATTTACTTCAGAAAAAACTAAAGAGTTTTATAATAGTATTGTCAAACCTGCATCTGTAACTGATTTAGGTATATCATCTAGTTATGACGATAGAATATTTTATACAAAGAAAGATTCAACAAATCCAATTTGGAAAATGATTTATAACAAAATGTTAACTAATATACAAAAACTACCAAAAGAAGTTGCTAATGTTGTTAAAGAATATATTACACCTGAAGTAGCTATTGAAGCACAAAATGAATTGTTATCAATAATAGAAAAAACATCAGAAGAAGAAGGTTATAATGGTATGCCTTATGTTGATGCTAAAACTGTTTCTGTTGGTGCAGGATTTAATATTAGATATTTAACAGATGATGAAATCAATTTGATACCTAGTGCAAGAAGAAGAAAGTTTTTATTAGATGCAAGAGATTATATGATTAAAAATAGAGTTGGAAGTAGTAATCAAAAGGTAACAAGTGAAGAAGCATTAAATTATATTAATAAAAATTTTAGAGGTAAATCAGGTGCTAACTTTAAAATAATTACATCTGAAGAATCTAAAATGATTTTTACATATAAAATGATGAAAATTTATAATCAATTTAATAAAGAGTTTCCTAGATTTGCAGAGATACCTGCTACTCAACAAAGTGCATTAATAGATTTTGCATATCAACATGGGTATGAAAGTCATAAAACAAATTGGCGAAAGTATTGGGCATCAGTTACTTCTGCTCTTACAACTGATGATCTTAATTTACGACAATTCTTTTTTAATAGAGCAGGATTTAATGCAATATATAATTATGAACAGTTTGAAGATATTGATGGATCAATAATGATTACTGGTAAAACAAAAGCAGTAAATGATTTTGATAATTTTAATATACCTAATGATAGATATTACACAAGAGCAGAAGCATTAGGTTTCTTTACAGAATCAAAACCAACCTTTTTAAGTGCAAGTAAAAAGAAAACAAACAAAGTATTTCAAGAACTTACAGATTACACACTTCGAGGTTTTGGATTATAATGACAGATATTTATGCACCAATAAAATTACAACCATATAAACCTGACGGAATTGTTGACTATAAGCCAGTACATTTATCATTAGCAAATAATGAAGGAACTGCTGATCCTACATTTGGTGAAGGTATTTTATCAGGTTTAAAGTATCAATGGCTTCCAATTACAAATGCTACACTTGAATATTATAATTTTGCTTTTGAAGAACAAGATGAAAACTTTGACTTTAAAAAACATATGATTGATGACAATGCTTTTGTGTATGCAGAAGAATTAGCAAGATCAAAAAATAAAGAACATTATGATTTCATTTTTAATAATCTAAAAGCATTAGAACAAAATAGAAAAATCTATGATAGAGCTAGTTTAGGTAGTGCAATTGTTGCAGGTGTTGTTGATCCTCTAAATATTGCTATGTTTCATCCAGTATTTAATGTTGGCTTTCGTGCAGCTTGGGGTGCTAAAAGTGTTTTTGGTGTTGCAAAAGAATCAGCAAAACTTGGTTTTATATTTGGTGCAGGTAGTGAAATATTAAGAGCACCATTTGATCCCTATGCAACACCATTGGAGGTCGTTTCAAATGTAACTGCTAATACTTTGTTTGGTGGCATTATTGGTGGTGGCACAAGACAAATAGGTAATATTTTTCAAGGTATAAGAGGTAAAGCATTAGCAAAAAAACAACAAGGTAATCCAGTTAAAACAAGTGAAAACTATACATTAGAAAAAATGGCATTAGACTTTGAAAAAAAAGATTCAAGTCAAAAAGGTATTGCATATAATTTTTTTGATAAAATAAATATTTTTAATCGTATTATACCTGCTTGGAGAATACAGCAAGGTAAATATAATGGTAGAGAAGTTCCTGATAACATAAGACAACTTAATGCAGAAATTTCATATAATGGATCAGTGCCATTAAAACAAAATTATTTAGGTGAAGGCTTCCAATCTATTGATCAATTACAATTAATTCTTGCCAGAGAAAGTCATGTTGTTACAAAAAATATACGAGGTATTTACGAAGGTGCAATGACTGAACTAACAGGTGAAGGTAAGTTAGGTGGTACTGGTGAATTATTGGGTATAGATTATCGTAGTTCATTAATTAATTTAAATAGAAAGTTTGGTAATGCAAAACAAACGTATGTTAGTAATTCAGGTAAACTATCAGAACCTCCTACCTTTGATGAATTTTTTGAAGAGATAGTTAATATACAAATATTATCTGGCAACCCACAATGGTTTAAAAGTTATTGGAAACAAGTTCCTGAATATAAAAAAAATGCAGTTAGTTTACTTGAAGATTACTTTCGTAAAATAGATCAAAGAGCACAAGATGCAGGTCTTATGACAAATAAAACACAATTTCAATTAGCAAACAAAAATATTTTAGAGATAATACAAAACCTTGAAAAAAAAATATTAGCAGAAAAAGATCCAATAGCTAAAGAAGTATTTAAATTAGCTTTAAGTAAAAGAAGAGAGTCTTTAAAATTCCATGAAAATTATGTTCAAAGTAGAGAAGGTTATAAGTTTCCAATAAATTACAATATTCAAAAGTTACAAGATGCAGGTGTTGGATCAAAATATGTTAATAGATTAATTCGTATATTTCGTAATCATTATCTTGAGCAAGGTTACTTTGATCGTTTTGTTGAAGGACAAGGTATAGTTAAAACTAGATTACCTGCAGATAAAAAAGCTGCTTTTGCTAAAGCACAATCTGAAGCAGAAAAAAATTTAGATACTATAATGACTACACAAGATAAAGTTTATGATTATAGAAATGTTGGTAAAGGTAAACATTTAATGGCAAGAATTACTAACATACCTGAATGGAAAGTTATTGATTATATTCATAAAGACAGTATGGTTCTTGACTCTTATGGTGGCAAGATGTCTTTTAGAATTGAATGGGCAAGAAAATTTGGTGATGAAGATTTAGGTAGTATGCTTCAAGGTATAGAGATGCAACTTAAAAAACTAAATTTTCCTGATAGAGATATTGCTGCAATTAAATCTGATTTTACTGCTGACTTTGATAGGGTTGCAGGTCAAATGGTTCATTCACCTCATAGGTGGGACACAAGGTTTGCAAGATCTACAAAAAAGTTAGCAGGTATGACTTATCTTACTGGTGCAGGAGTAACAGCAGGGATAGAAACTATTGCCATGCCTATAATGGCTAATGGGTTTGGTCCAGTTTTTAAAACAGCAGTTAGAGCTATAGATGGAAACTGGGCAAAAATAAAAGCTAATGCAAATGAAGTTAGAAATTCATTAGAAGGTATGGAATTAAATTTAAAAACATCTCAAGATAGAATATTACATGATAATTTAAGAGGTTATAGAAGTGGTAGATTAGAAAATACTATTGAAGGTGCTGAAAATTGGTTTTACAAATTTAATGGTCTAGCTCCAGTTACTTCTATAGGAAAAAGTTTTACGACTGCTGTTTATATTCCAAAATTTTATAAACAAATAAAATCTTATGCTGACGGATCTATTAGTAAAATTGATGAAATAGAGTTAAATCAAATAGGTGTAGACAAAAAAACTGCAACAAATTTATTAAAAGGTGGAGCATGGCAAGAAACTGATACTGGTATGCCTTTATTAAATCTTGAAGGTTGGGCAACAAATACTAAATCACAAAGAGATTTAAAACAAACAATGCAAACTGTTATTGCAACAAATGCAAGAAATACAATTATTCATGCAACAGCTTTTGATAGACCAACTATGATGGATGGATTTGTTTATAAAAAATGGCGACCTTATATGAGAAGAATGGGTATTGAGCCTGATCCAAGAGCATCTGTTGGTAAACAAGCTGACGGAAGTTATCGTTTTCCAATAGCAAGAATAGAGTCTGGTGTTATGGCATTTCCATTTCAATTTTATAATTTTGCTTTTGCTGCATTACCTAGAATTACAAGAGCAATGTTTGATCCTGCAAAACAAAACAGAATTGCAGGAATGATGTCTTTATTAGGTATGAGTTATATTATATATAAATTAAAAAAACCTGATTGGTGGTTTGAAAATAAAGATACTCCTGAATTATTAATGAGAGTAGTGGATCATAGTGGTGTGTTTTCATTATATGCTGATTTATTTTATCATGGTGTAAATGTTGCTGTAGGTAGTGGTTTACATGATCCTGATACTTCTTGGTTAAAAGGTAGATATAAAGCTACTGGTTGGGATGCTGCTTTAGGATTAGCAGGTGCTACACCAAATATGCTTCGTGAGTGGGTTTTATCTGCTAATGATATGTTAAATGATAGATCGGAAGAAGGTATGAAAAATTTGTCTTATAATTTACCAATTATAAGTTTAATAGGATTAGATGATGATATGAGAGCTTTATCTAGGAGTAATGATTTTAGATATTAGTAGACATTTTTTAATAAAAATAGTAAGGATTACATTATGACAATAGCATTAAGTGATAATACACCACGAATAAGTTACACAGTAAATGAAGGTGCAACACAAACATCATTTGCTGTACCCTTTGTTTTCTTTGACGGATCAACAGATTTAAATGTATTTGTAGATAATGTTGCTAGAACTTACAATGCTTCTACTGCAAACACTACACAGTTTACTGTTACTGGTGGCAGTGGTTCTACTGGCAGTATTACGACTACTGTTACTGGTGCTTCTGGTGGTAGTACAGTCGTTATTACACGATCTATTCCTTTATCTCGTACTACTGACTTTCCGAGTTCGGGTGCTTTTGAAGTGGCAAAATTAAATACAGAACTAGATACATTGTTAACAATGATAACTGATGCTGATGATGAGAATACAAGAGCATTAAGATTACAAGATTCTGATTCTGCAGCTACTTTAACTATACCTTTGAAAGCAGATAGAACTGGTAAAATATTAGGATTTAATTCTTCATCAGGTAATGCTGAAGCAGTAAATCATATTACTACTGCTGCTGTTTCTGTTTCAACTTTAAGTGCAGGCTCTAGTGCTACTGCTAGTGTTTCACAATCAGGTAATACTGCTACATTTGCATTTGGTATTCCTACTGGTGCAACTGGAGCAACTGGTGCTACTGGTGCAGCAGGTGGTGGTATGGCAAATCTTGTATCTGACACTACACCACAACTTGGTGGTAACTTGGATATGAATGGTCAAGATATAGTTACAACATCTAATGCAGATTTAGAATTAGCACCTAATGGAACTGGTCATGTAACTGTAAAAGGTAATGACAACTCTGGTGCTATACAATTTAATTGTGAAAATAATAGTCATGGTCAAATAGTTAAAGCACAACCTCATAGTGCAGGTGTTACAAACGAATTAACTTTACCTGCAGGAGGTAATCAAGAACTTGTAGGTGCATCTGCAACTCAAACTTTAACAAATAAAACAATAGGTGTTGCACAATTATCAGGTCAAGTAGCAATATCAAAAGGTGGTACTGGTGCTACAACTTTAGCAGGTGCAAATATTGTTACAACTAATACACAAAATACTTTTACAAAAGCACAATTACCTAGCACATATACTGCTGCTTTATCAGCAACAAGTGGTGTTCTTGACTATGACACATACCAAAACTTTATTATTACATTAGCTAGTGGTTCAAATACTTTAGCAGCAGCTACTACTGAAGCATCACAAGTAGGCCAAACTGGTTTTATAATATTTATTCAACCAAGCAGTAGTAGTGCAGGAACAGTTAGTTTACATGGTGACTATGAAACTGCTGGAGCAGCAGGCCTTACATTATCTTCAGCCAACAATGACTATGATGTGGTAGGTTATGTTATCAAAGCAGACAATTCAATTTTACTTATGCCTGCACAACTTAACTTTGGATAACTAAATGTTTAGTTCAGAAATATTATTTGCAAAATCAGGTAGTAGTTTTTACAATGATGTTATTTCTCGTTCTTTAAAAATAGACGATAACACAGATGCTAGATTATCTCGTACATTAGGAACTGCAACAGACAGAGCAAAATACACTTTAAGTTGGTGGATGAAAGTTGCAAATACACCTAGCACTGGTAGCACTGCTTGTATCTTTGATTCGGGTACAAATGGTGCAAATTATAGTTTTATATCTTTATCAGACGGAACAAAATTAGCTTGTAATGGAGTATCAGGTGGAAGTAACTCTTATGCTTTAAGAACAACTGAACTTCTTAGAGACCCTACTGCTTGGTATCACTGTATGTTTGTTTATGATTCTGCTCAATCTACAAATACAGATAGAATATATTTTATAGTAAATGGAACTAGACTTACAAGCACAACTGGTACTCTTATATATCCGTCATCAAGTGCTAACGACCCTTATTGGAATAACAGTAATGCTCATTTTATAGGATATGGGGGAGGTGCCGTTGGTGTTGGTGATTTTGACGGATATCTTGCTGATATTTACCATATAGACGGACAAGCACTTGATGCTGATGATTTTACAGAGTTAAAAAATGGAGTAAGAATCCCCAAAGAATACACAGGAACTTTTGGAAACAACGGATTTCATCTAGCATTTGCTAGTGGAACGGGTACTGGTACTGCTTCCTCCTCCACTATAGGTGCAGATACAAGTGGCAATGATTTACATTTTACTACCACAAATATAGATTCTAACGATGTTATGTTAGATTCTCCTGAAGTTAATTTTGCTACTATAAACTTTTTGGGACAAAGCCTTAAATCAACAGTTACTGCTTCTGAAGGAAATTTATTTTTTAATGGCAGTTCTTTAGACCCAAGTAATTATAATGCAGGAGTAATTTGTAATTTTGGAATGAAAGGTGGTAAATGGTATTGGGAAACAAGATTACATGGTGGTGGCACACCCCCTGCTGATGGTTCAAGAGATTGGGCTGTAGGTTTTGCACCATATTCAACGATAAGTAAATCTGTAGATGACGGAACTTATGGTTCAGTTTTAGGTAATGGCAGTTCTGCTACATTATCTGGATATGGTTATTATAATAATAGTGGAACTATAGGTATAAGACATAATAATTCTATTTCTGCTTTTGGTTCAGCCCATGCCAGTGATGATATTTTAGGTCATGCTTTAGATTTAGAAAATGGTACATGGGTAATTTATAAAAATGGTTCTTCTTTAGGAACTGCTGCGACAGGTATAGATACATCATTAACTTATTTTGCAGCAGGAGGAGCTATTGGAGGGACTATAAGTTCATTTGATGTTACTTTCAATTTTGGACAAGATTCTACTTTTAATGGTGCTGTTAGTGCAGGAGGTAATGCAGATGGTAACAATGTTGGGGATTTTAAATATGCAGTCCCGTCAGGGTACTTGGCTTGCTGCACGAGGAATCTTGATGATAGCACATTAGGACCTAATTCAGACGAATTACCGAACCAACATTATCAGAATTATCTTTTTACTGGTGATTCAAACTCAACAAGAACAATAAGTGGGTTAAATTTTCAACCAGACCTTTTATGGAGTAAAACTAGAGACACTGTGGGATTTACTCACAGAATTTATGATAGCACAAGAGGTGCGGATAAAGGTTTTAAAATCGGTGATGGTGCAAATTTATATGCTATTGAAAGTACAGATGATATATTTAATGGGTTTACTTCTGATGGATATAATACAACAACAGATAGTTCGTCTGGAGATTTATTAAACTATAATACTGCAAATTATATTAATTGGCTATGGAGGGCTAATGCGGGAACTACGACCACAAACGATGCAAGTGCAACAGGTGTAGGCAGTATAGATTCTGTATATCAAGCAAATACAACTGCGGGATTTAGCATAGTACAATATACTGGAACAGGTACACAAGGTGGTATAGCACATGGTCTTGGAGCAGTTCCTCATTTTATATTAATAAAAAACAGAACTCACAATTCAGGCAATGGTAGTGGAACAAATTGGGTAGTCTATCATAGAGACATGGATGCAACAGAACCAGAAGATTACAGTTTATATATTAGCACAGCAGGCAGAGGTGATTATGTAAATATGTTTCAAGATACTGCACCTACATCAACAACTTTCAATGTAGGCACACACATGACAGTTAATTCAGGAGACCCTAATTATTACATGGCTTATGTTTGGACAGAAATTGAAAATTTTTCTCGCTTTGGACTGTACAATGGAAACGGAAACACGAATGGTCCTTATGTCCACCTAGGTTTCCGCCCTGCACTTCTTGTGGTAAAAAACAGAGATACAACAGGTTCGTGGGCAGTTTCAGATTCTGCTAGAAGTCCTTTTAACGAAGTAGCTAATACTTTACTATGGGATGATGATGCCACTGAAAGTGGAGTATCAAATGATTTGAATGTAGATTTTACAGCTAATGGCTTTAAAATTCGAGATTCAAATTCACACTATAATAGTGATGGTGCAGAGTATATATATGCTGCTTGGGCAGAGATGCCCACTAAATATGCAAATGCTTACTAACAGGAGTAGACAATGGTTTGGAAACATAACGGAAATGAAATAAGAGTTGGTAGTTCATGGACAGATAAAAATGGATTTAAACATCCCACAAATTGGGCATCTTTATGGAGTGACAAAGACAAAAAAAAATGGGGACTAACTTGGACAGATGATGTTGCACCACATGATAATACATTTTATTTGGGTAGAAAAGCAGATGGCAGTTTAATAGAACGACCATTAGATGATGAAGATGCTACTGATGAATCTGGAAACAAAAAGAAAGATAAAAACGGAAATCAAGTAATTAATTATGGTCTTAAAACTACTTGGATAAACATAACAAAACAAAGAGCAAACAATTTATTATCCAAATCTGATTGGGAGGTAACTCGCAAAGCAGAAAAAGGTACAGCTATGGCATCAGCAACATCTACTTTTAGAGATAAAGTAAGAACTGCTTGTAATGATATAGAAACCAAAATTAATAATTGTAGTAAATTTACAGAGTTTAAATCGTTGTTTGATTGCCCTGTTGATTCAAAAGGTAATGTTAGTGGACCTGCACCTATTGACGACTTTCCAGAGGAGATTTAATGGCTAGATTAAAAATAGAAGAAATCAATGTTACTCTTGAACGACATATAGCTGTGTCAAACATGAAGTTTACAGAGATTATGCAAAGAGTAGCAAGGATAGAACGTATATTGATTGCTACATCTGGCACTGCAATAGTGATGCTTGTTGGTTTGCTCGTGAGATGAAACCTGCATTTTTACTTATGTGTTATCTTGCAGGTAATCCTGCAGGACAAACTCATTTTTCTAGTGTAAAAACCTGCGATTACTTTAAAAAATTCCTTGATAATCAAACAATTAAAATTGGTGAAGATGAAAAAAACTATGATTGTTTCTGCAAATTAGTTACTGTAAATGAATCTATGAGATTGTATTGATGACAGATGATAAGAAAAAACCTATTGATTTAAGGGTAGGAGAGAATAGTTTTGAACTTATACTACGAATACTTGGTAATGAATTTGTAGCAATACGAATAGGATCAACAAACTTTTCAGGCAAACTTATAGCAGGTGGTGTTTTATTATTATTTTTTACTTTTATGCTGCTTGAAGTATTTGGATTAAATGAAGTCTTAAGATAGATAAAGGAGATAACAATGTTAACAGCTTTAATAGGTCCAGTAAGTAAACTTCTTGGTAAGTTTATTGAGGACAAAGATGTCAAAAATAAATTGGCACATGATCTTGCTACTATGGCAGAAAAACACGCACAAGAATTAGCTAAAGGTCAAATTGAAATCAACAAAGCTGAAGCACAACACAAGTCTATATTTGTTGCAGGGTGGCGACCTTTTATTGGTTGGACTTGTGGCATTGCTTTATGTTGGCACTTTGTCCTTGCACCAGTAACTATATTTGTATGTGCATATTTGAAGATACAGATACCTGAACTGCCTACCTTTGATATGGGCAGTCTTATGACTGTACTCATGGGTATGCTTGGATTGGGTGGACTTCGTAGTTTTGAAAAGTATAAAGGATTAGCAAAATGAATGTAGAAAAATTTACTGAAGAAATAAAAAGAGATGAAGGAGTTAAGTATGAAATCTATCTTGATCATCTTGGATTACCTACTTGTGGTATAGGACATCTTATCACTGAATGGGATGCAGAGTATGGTTCTGAAGTAGGTACAAAAATATCAGAAGAAAGAGTTAACGAACTATTTAAAAAAGATTTAGAAACTACAATAGATGAATGTAAAAAACTTTATTATGACTTTGATGTGTTACCAGTAAAAGCACAACACATTATTGCTAACATGATGTTCAATATGGGCAGACCAAGACTATCTCGCTTTCATAAAATGAAAAGAGCAGTAGATAATCGTGAGTGGCAAGAAGCTGCAACACAAATGTTAGACTCAAG